CGTGGGTTCCTTTATAAAAAATATTAATTATAGCAAGTTATAAATACTCTATAAAGGAGTTATTATGGCCGTTCCAGCCTCAAGATCAGAATTTAGAGAATATTGCCTTAGATCACTTGGTAAACCCGTTATAGAAATTAACGTGGATGACGACCAAGTAGAAGATAGAATTGATCAAGCTTTAAAATACTATTGGGACTATCATTTTGATGGTACCGAGCGAATATATTACAAGCACCAAATAACAGATTCTGATAAAGCAAATCAATACATTACTCTTCCAGATAACATTATAGGTGCTGTTAGAATTTTTGCCATAGGCGATCCAGCAGTTAGTGGTGGAGATCTTTTTAATATCCGCTACCAGATCGCACTCAACGATCTCTACACTCTTACTTCAGTTTCCATGGTTCCGTATTTTATGGTAATGGAGCACCTTGCCCTTATTACCGAACTTTTAGTAGGGCAACAACCCATACGCTATAACAGACATAGAAACAGACTTCATGTAGATATGGACTGGAACAAAATGGACACTGGAAGTTTTCTTTTAATAGAAGCTTATCAGGTGGTTGATCCGGACACATTTACAGACGTGTGGGGAGACAGATGGCTTTATCTCTACGCAACAGCCCTTATTAAAAGGCAATGGGGTAATAATCTTAAAAAATTTGGTAATATGCAGCTTCCAGGTGGGGTTGTATTCAATGGACAACAAGTTTACGATGAGGCTGATGCCGAAATAAAAGAATTAGAGCGTGATATGGTCACTAATCTTTCTCTCCCGGCTATGGACATGATAGGTTAAATGGCAACTAACTTTTATTTTAATAACTTTCAAGCCTCTCAAGAGCAGCTTTTAATTGAAAATCTTATTATAGAGTCAATTAAAATCTACGGCATGGATATGGTCTATATGCCTAGAACAAGAATAGCTTTTGATAACGTTTACGGTGAAGACCCTCTCTCGGAATTCAACGACCAGTACGGCGTTGAAATGTACATTAAAAACGTAGACGGGTTTGGAGGAGACGGAGATTTTCTATCTAAATTTAACATAGAGATAAAAGACAGAGTTACCTTTACGGTTGCAAGAAGAGCATGGAACGATGAGGTAGGAGCTAATCACCTGTTAGATAGACCACAAGAGGGTGATCTTATTTACTTTCCTCTCAACAAAAAAATATTTGAAATTAAATTTGTGGAGCACGAAGCCATATTTTACCAGCTTGGCTCTTTGCAAACATACGATGTTGTCTGCGAGCTATTTTCTTACAGCAATGAAAGATTTAATACTGGTATTGAAGAAATTGATACCATGTACGAAAAATACGCATCAAGTACTACGCCAAAAGGCCTTCTCACGGATGATTTTATAGGTATGCCTTACTACCTTACTGATGAGTATGGATATAAACTTGTTTTAGAGGCATTTGATATAGATGTTACTGATGTTGCGTCTGACAACGAAGAAATTCAAACAGAAGCATTAGACTTTGTTGACTTCACAGAAATAGATCCTTTCAGTGAAGGTAGGTTTTAATGTTTAATCAAACATTCTACCATAAAACACTGAGAAAAAACGTTATCCTCTTCGGTACGCTGTTCAACGACATTTATATTAACAGAGTAAACAATAGTGGTGTGACCATTGATACGTTAAAGGTCCCTATTAGCTATGGACCTAAAGAAAAGACTTTAGCTAGGGTTAATCAAGATCCAGATTTAAATAAACCTTTTCAAACTGTCCTCCCGAGAATGGCTTTTGAAATGACAGGGATGAGCTATGATAATCAAAGAAAACTTCCCACCATTAGAAGACATCAAGCAAAAGAAGTAACAGTTGCAGGTAAAAAAGATACACTGAAATACATCTACAACCCCGTTCCTTATAACATAAGCTTTTCTCTCTACATTATGGTAAGAAACGCTGAAGATGGTACTAGGATAGTGGAACAAATTCTTCCTTATTTTGCTCCTGAGTGGACTGCTACGGTTAATTTAATAGACGAGATGGACATTGCACTAGATATTCCAACCATTATTAATAACGTAGGCATTACAGACACGTACGAGGGTAGTGTGCAAGAGTCTAGAACAATAATTTGGACTCTTAATTTTACAATGAAGACTTATTTGTTTGGTCCGATTAAACGTCAGTCTATTATTAAGATTGCTAACGTTAATTTCTTCGATGCTACAACAGGTTTTGATGCAGATCTAAATGCAATCGTCAACATAAATACTAAACCAGGGATGCTTGCTAACGGTTCTCCAACAACAAATGCCCAAGCATCAGTTACACCTTATGACATAGATCCAGAAGATAACTATGATTTCATTATAACAAAGACTGACTTGTATGAACGATAAGATAGCAACTGCTCTAGATGTAGTACCACTAGAAAAAAATTTAAATCCCACAAGCAGCCCTATTAGAGTAGAGTCTACGGATAAGGTTAATGTTGATTTTGAATATGCCCGTGGCAACTTAATTAATATTATCGAAAAGGGAAATGAAGCGCTTGATGGAATGTTAGAGGTTGCTCAAATGTCCCAGCATCCGAGAAGTTTTGAAGTTGTTGCTGAACTTATTAAGACTATGGCAGAGACAAATAAAGATCTTTTAGAATTATCCAAACGTAAAAAAGATCTAGACGAGTCAGATGCTAAATCTCCTCAAACAATTAATAATAATCTCTTTGTAGGTTCTACTTCTGAACTTACAAAACTAATTAAACAACAGAATGAGCAAAAGTGACTTCTACCACGGTAATAGAAATCTAAAACGCAGCTACATTACTCACGAATGGACAGCCCATCAGATCCAAGAGTTTGTAAAGTGTGCTCGCGACCCTGAATATTTCATAGAAAATTACGTTAAGATTGTCCATGTTGATCATGGAGTAATTCCTTTTATTCCTTATGACTTTCAACGCGACATTATAAAATTATCTTTCGCTGAGCGGTTTGTTATTTGTAAAATGCCCCGACAGGTCGGAAAAACTACTGTTGTAGTAGGAATCATTCTTCATCACGCTCTTTTCAATGAAAATTATTCTATAGCACTCCTAGCTCATAAAGAAGAGCAGGCAATTGAGATTCTTTCTAGAATTCAACTTGCGTATGAAAACCTTCCAACGTGGATGCAGCAAGGAGTAGTAGAATGGTCCAAAACATCAGTAGAATTAGAAAATGGATCTAAAATAAAGGCGTCATCAACCGCCTCTGCTTCTATTCGAGGTACTTCTCAAAATTTAGTATACCTTGATGAGTTTGCATTCGTACCTAATAATATACAAGAATCATTTTTTTCATCTGTCTATCCTACCATTTCTTCTGGTACCACAACTAAAGTTATTATCACATCTACCCCTAACGGGTTAAATTTATTCTACAAACTATGGGCTGATAGTGAAAATGGAAGAAATTCTTACAAACGCATCGATGTGCACTGGAGTCAGGTTCCCGGCAGAGATGAGAAATGGAAAGAAGAAACAATTCGGAACACTTCCGAAGATCAATTCAGACAAGAGTATGAGTGTGAATTTTTAGGATCGTCATCTACGTTAATTAGCGGTCCAAAGCTTAAAAGATTAGTTTATCAGGATCCTATTAAGTCTGACGAGCATTTAAAAATTCATACAGAACCTGATCCTTCAAGAGTCTACACAATGGTAGTAGATACAGCGAGAGGGAAAGAAGGAGATTATTCTGCATTTAAGATCTTTGACAATACAGAGTTTCCATATCGTGACGTAGTTTCTTATAGAAACAAAGAAATTGACCCGGTAGTTTATCCATCAGTTGTTTACAGACTAGCAAAAGAGTATAATAATTGCTTTGTTCTTGTGGAAACAAACGACATTGGTCAGCAAGTTGCTGATATTCTTATGCATGATTTTGAATATGATAACATGATGTTTACAACCAATAGAAATTTTGAAGGCGTTAGACTATCTGGAGGACACAGTGGGGTTTCTCACGCAGGTGTTAGAACTACAAAATCAGTAAAGAAAGTTGGATGTAGTAATTTTAAGTCTCTAATTGAAAACGACAAACTCATTATAAATGACTACGATACGATTCAAGAAATGTATCGATTTATTCATAAAAATAATTCTTATGAAGCGGAAGAAGGAAACGATGACTTAGTAATGTGCTGTGTTTTATTTTCCTGGCTCACTGATCAGCTCTATTTTAAAGAATTGACAGATTTAAGCTTTCGAAGACGACTTCAGGAAGATAACGAAAAAAGAATTGAGGCCGAGCTCTTACCATTTGGATTTATGGATGATAAAAATGAGCTTCAACAACCTGCTCTTGAAATAGAAGAGGTTACACTTGAAGAAAATATGTCGTTTAATAGATGGATGTCTACGTAAATCCTGAAATTATAAATATAGAGACAAGTATTTTGTACATAATTTTTAAGGGAGAGTGACATGCCATTTCAAGTTAGTCCAGGCGTAAACGTATCTGAAATTGACCTGACTACGGTAGTACCAGCGGTTTCCACCACAGAAGGTGCGCTAGCTGGTATTTTCCGTTGGGGACCGGTCAGCACAAGAGTACTAGTAGATTCAGAGTCTACTCTTGTTACCAGATTCGGCAAGCCTACCAACCTAAACGCAGAGACATTTTTTACAGCTGCAAATTTCCTATCTTATGGAAACAAGCTGTATACTGTAAGAACTGCTAATACAACAGATGCAACAGGAGTAAACGGAGTACTTTCCGCTTATGCTAACGTTGGTGCTGTTACAACAAACACAAATCTTATTATTAAAAGCGATGCTGATATTGATAACGAAACTGTTCTCAGCAATATCGCTGGTGAAACAAACGTAAGATACATTGCAAGATACCCAGGAGCATTGGGCAACTCGTTGAAAATTTCTGTTTGTGATACTTCGGAAGCGTATTTTGCGAATGTTCAACTTACAGACGGCAATGCTAATATAAGCTCGAACGGATCAATTACAAACATTAGTGTTTCTTCTGGAGCAAATCAATTTTCAATTACTGTTGGCCCAAGCGGTACAGGTGTGATTGGGGAAGCTGTAGATCGCTTAACCGCCGTTAAAGCAAAATTAACAGTAGGAGATTTAGTCGAGCTCGGCAATTCAACAATTGGAACCCAGCTAGTTAAAGTTACTTCTATTGGAAGCGTTACCAATACAGCATCAATCGCAACACTTCTAGTTAATACAGAAGCAAAATATACACTGTTGAGCATTGACGGAACAGGTTCTGCAAACGTTAATTCTATCACTGCAGGATATCTTAAGAGATATTGGGAGTATGCTAATGTAGTAGATGCTGCCCCAGGTCCATCTGATTATCAAGCTAGCTACGGTGGAACTCCAGGTGCAATTGACGAAGTCCACGTAGTTGTAGTGGATGAGAACGGTCAGTTTACAGGAATCCCTGGTGCTGTTCTAGAAGTTTATGAGGGATTATCTCGAGCTTCAGATGCCAAGTCTGCCGACGGTGCTTCTAAATTTGTTAAGGAAGTTATTAACTCGCAGTCACGCTATGTGTACTATAACACAAACAGATCTGCAGGCTACACCAACACAGCTATTAACATTACCAATACCCTATCAAACACTTCTCCAATGACAATGTCATTTGTAGGAGGTTCAGATGGTCATTCCGAAGCAAACGTTACATTTAACGTTGTTGCAGCAGGGTACGATATGTTTAAATCATCAGAAGATATTGACATCTCGCTGGTACTTCAAGGTAAAGCAACAGGTACTAATGATGGAGCTCAACTCGGTTCATATATCATTAATAACGTTGTTGAGTCAAGAAAAGATTGCGTAGCCTTCTTGTCGCCAAGTCGTGCTGCGGTTGTTGCTAAATCAGATGGTTCTGAAGTAGATAATTCCATCACATTTAGAAATAATCTTCCAAGTACTTCCTACGCTGTACTCGATTCAGGATACAAATATCAATACGATAAATTTAACGATGTCTACAGATACATCCCCCTTAACGGTGATGTAGCTGGTCTATGCGTTAGAACGGATGATACAAGAGATCCGTGGTTCTCGCCAGCAGGATTTAATAGAGGTAACATTAAGAATGTTATCAAGCTTGCTTACAATCCTAACAGAGCACAAAGAGATCAACTGTATAAGAACGGTATTAACCCTGTAGTCACATTCCCAGGAGAAGGTACGGTTCTGTTTGGAGACAAGACATTATTGTCCAAACCCAGCGCATTTGATAGAATTAATGTTCGTAGACTATTCAACATCCTTGAGAAAGCAATCTCTACAGCAGCTAAATTTACACTGTTTGAGTTTAATGACGAATTTACTCGTTCACAGTTTAAGAACCTTGTAGAGCCTTTCCTTCGTGATGTTCAAGGTCGCCGCGGTATTTACGACTTTAAGGTTGTTTGTGATGAAACAAACAACACATCTGAAGTTATTGACCGTAACGAGTTTGTTGGTGATATTTACATCAAACCAGCCAAGTCTATTAACTACATTCAGCTTAATTTCGTAGCCGTTAGATCAGGTGTTGAGTTCTCAGAAATCGTCGGACAGTTTTAATAAATAAAAAAGACAAGGAGAACTAAACATGGCATTTAATGTAAATGAAATTAGAAGTCAGCTAACATTTGGTGGTGCTCGTAACTCCCTGTTCCAGGTTCAGTTTAATAACCCTGGCAACAGCGTAGGCGACATTAAAGTACCTTTTATGGTACGAGCATCTCAGATCCCTGCTTCTACCCTTGGTACAATTCAGGTACCATACTACGGTAGGAAAATTAAGTTAGCAGGAGATAGAGTGTTTGCTGATTGGACAGTTACGGTTATCAACGACGAAGACTTTTTGATTCGTAACGCAATGGAAGAGTGGTCGAATAAGATTCAGACTCATAGAACAAACCTTCGTTCGTTTGGAGCTGCTTCACCACTTCTTTACAAAGCTAACGCACAGGTTACACAATTTTCGAAAACAGGAATTCCTATCAGAACTTATACTTTTGATGGAATTTACCCTGCCGAGATTTCTCCAATTGATGTTGATTGGAATGCAACTGATACTATTCAAGAATTTACAGTAACATTTGCATACGATTGGTGGGAAGTTACTGGAGGAATTACCGGCAACGGTGGTGGAGCTTAATTATAGTAGAGCGGGCTAGTCCCGCTCCTCTTTGAGGATATTATGGCAGAACTTTTCGGCTTTGAGATACGCCGCAAACCCGCTGAAGAACAACAGCAAGAACAAAGACAAAGATCTTTCGCTCCCGAGTCTAACGACGACGGAGCTGTTGTTGTTGCTGCAGGGGGTGCTTACGGCACCTACGTGGATATGGAAGGATCGGCTAAAAATGAAGCCGAGCTTGTTAACAAATATCGTTCAATGGCCCAGCAACCCGAAGTTGATAAAGCTATTGATGATATAGTAAACGAAGCCATAGTCATAGAACCAAATAATGACATTGTTAAAATTAATCTGGATAGATTACAACAGCCAGATAGAATTAAAAAACTAATTACTCAAGAGTTTAATGGGGTACTTAAACTTCTAAACTTTAATAACCAGGCTTACGATTTATTCAGAAGATGGTATGTGGACGGTAGAATGTACTACCATATCATTATAGATGAAAAAGACGTTAGAGCCGGTATCAAAGAACTTAGATATATTGACCCCCGTAAGATTAGAAAAGTACGAGAGTTAAGAAGAAAAAAAGATCAGCCCACTCAAGCCACGCTTGTTAGTACCTCTCGAGAGTATTACATTTACAATGATAAAGGGTTAAACACTCAAATACCCAACGCAATTAACACTCAGTACACTTACGGTACATCAGGGTTAAAGATAGCTAAAGATAGTATTCTTCATGTTACATCCGGGATAATGGATGTAAATAATACATTAGTTCTTTCTTACTTACATAAAGCAATAAAACCTCTAAACCAGTTAAGAACATTAGAGGATGCAACAATCATTTACAAAGTTTCAAGAGCTCCTGAAAGAAGAATTTTTTATATTGACGTTGGTAATCTTCCTAAAATGAAGGCCGAGCAGTACTTGAAAGATATGATGACCCGTCACAAGAATAGAGTTGTGTATGATTCTTCTACTGGTGAAATTAGAGATGATCGTAAGTTTATGACAATGTTAGAAGATTATTGGCTCCCCAGAAGAGAAGGGAACAGAGGAACAGAAATTGCTACACTACCCCCTGGTCAACTTTCTGGAGAAATGAATGAAGTAGAATACTTTAAGAAATCTTTATATGAGGCGCTTGGAGTTCCTCCTTCTAGAATGAGCGCTGAGACAGCTTTCAATATGGGCCGTTCAACAGAAATCTCTCGTGACGAAGTTAAATTTGCTAAACTTATTACAAGATTAAGAACTAAATTTTCTTCCATTTTCTTAAAGACATTAGAAAAGCAATTAATACTCAAAGGAATTATTACAAAAGAAGATTGGGTTGACTTCAATCAAGATATTAACTTTGATTATACCTTAGATAATTTCTTTTCCGAACTCAAAGAAGTAGAAATTATTAGAGAGAGAATGAGTGTTCTTAAAGATGTAGATATGTTTGCTGGCAAATATTATTCCCATGAATGGATAAGAAAAAATATTCTTAGACAATCAGACGAAGAGATGGAAGAGTTAAATCAACAAATAGAATCAGAAGGTGAGATTGAGCAATACCAACGGCCGGAGGAAGGAGAAGCACAACAAGAGCTTCCTCCAGAAGAGTTGCCCCCACAAGGCCAACAATAATAAATATGTAATATAATACAGGAGAAACCATGTCAGAAGCAACAGTAGATGTACAAGATTTAATTTCAGCTGCAATTCAAAAGCAGCCATCCAATTTTAAGGATGCTTTTAATAGCGTTATTGCCGACAGGGTTTATAGTGCTATTGAAAGCAGGAAGCTTGAGCTTTCAAAAAACGTTTTTAATACACAATCAGCTCCGGAAGAAGGGGACGAAGTCTCTGCAGAAGCTGAAACGGGAGAACAAAATGGCGAAAACGCTGAAACAAATTAAAGAGGTTTACCGTCCAAAGTCAGGCGATGAACAAAAATTCGTCGACAAACACATTGTGTCAAAAACGGAAGACGCTAATGGTAACGGTGACGATGTATTTACCGGATCAAAAGTAAAAAAAATTGACCGTAAAAAAGAAAATCACGGATACGATGCCAATGATGATGAAAAAGTTTACGAAGAAGTAGAAGAGGATTTAACTACAGTTCTCTTAGAAATGTATGCTGACTGCGACGATGACGAAAGAGCTGAGTTAGTTAAAATTATAGAAGAAAATAGACTAGAAGAATTTCTTTTGGAACTAGAAGAAGAACTTCAGAAGGAAGTAGAAAATGGCTGATATTAAGCTAAAAGGGTCTGAGCTCTCACTCGTTAATACTGCTTCTAACACGGTATCGTTAGGTTCGTTAGTTAGAATGATTAATACTGATAGTGCTGCAAAATTTCTAATTACACAAAAGAACTCTGATACTACCACGCTTGGAACAATCACATTAAATGCGGCAGGTACTGGAGGCGATGAAGTTTTTCTTATTAAAGATCCTACCGATACATTAGAGTCAAACACCTCAGCAACTGGTAAAGTGCTTGCCGTATCGATCGGCTACTTTTAAGGATAAGAAATGAAACTGTTTACCGAATTAGTAGAAGAAGTTAACGTTCTTGTTGAACAAAAAGAATCAGGCAAGAAGGATTATTTTATCGAAGGCATTTTTATGCAGTCGAATAGAAAAAATCGTAACGGTCGAGTTTATCCTAAAGAAGTAATGGCAAAAGAAATAGACCGCTATAACAAAGAGCTTGTTGAGCAGAATCGCGCTTTTGGAGAACTTGGACATCCTTCCGGACCTCAAATTAATTTAGAAAGAGTATCTCATCTTACCAAAGTTCTTAGAATGGAAGGCGACGATGTATACGGTAAAGCTAAAATTCTCGACACTCCCTACGGTAACATTGTAAAAAATTTACTTGATGAAAAAGCAAAAATTGGCGTTTCGTCAAGAGGTATGGGATCTTTAAAGATGAATAAAGAAGGAGTAAATGAAGTTCAAGATGACTTCTATCTTTCTACTGCCGCCGATATTGTTGCTGATCCTTCTGCCCCTGATGCTTTTGTTAGAGGAATTATGGAAGGAGTTGAGTGGGTCTGGACGAATGGTGTTATAAAACCACAAAAAATTGAAGAGATGAAACAAGAGGTTCAAAAAGCTCCTAGAAGAAACCTAGAAGAAGTGAAAATAAAGGTCTTTGAAAGCTTTATGTCCCACCTTTCGAGAAAATAGAAATATAAATAATTAGACAAGTTATTCAAGGAGTTTTAAAAATGCTGAAAAACGAAAAGGAATTACAAGAGAAAGTTGTTACAGGTGGTGGGGAGACTGGAACCTCTCAAGGCTGCGAACCAACTAATGTAAGAGCTACTCTTCCAAACTCAAAAAATCAAGGTGATGCAATGCAAAAGATTGAAGATCCAAACAATCCTGGCGTTGAAGATACTAACACAGAAAACAACACCAAAGCTACTGGTGACAATTCTGCCAAGAACAAAGCTTCAGTTTCTATGAAAGAAGACATTGATGCTATGTTCGCAGGAGAGGAAATTTCTGAGGACTTTAGACTCAAAGCTACAACAATTTTTGAAGCTGCTGTCGCTGCTCGTATTTCTGAAACAGAAAAGCAGTTAGAAGAGCAGTACGAGCAAAAACTTGCTCAAGAAATGACTAGCTTTATGGAAGAAGTTGACGCCCGTATAGAAGAGTATATGGACTATGTCGTTCAAGAATGGATGACTGAAAACGAAGTTGCAATCGACAACTCCCTGCGCTTGGAAATTGCAGAAGAGTTTATCGACGGTATGAAGAAACTTTTCGCAGAAAATTATATCGACATTCCAGAAGATAAAATGGATGTCTTGGGCGAGCTCGCCGGTAAGGTAGAAGAGCTGGAAGCCAAGCTTAACGAAGCAGTAGATAATAATATCCAAATGAAAAAAGTAGTTGAAGTGTATTCGAAAGAATCCATCTTCGCTGAAGTATCTGAAGGTCTTGCTGAGACACAGGTAGAGAAGTTTGCTGCTCTGGCCGATGGCGTAGATTATACAGATGAGCAATCTTACAAGCGTAAATTAGAGATCGTTAAAGAGAACTATTTCGCTGATAAGAAAGTTGGCGCCGCTTTAGTAGAGCAAGAAGTTGCTTCTGCTGAAGAGCCTGCTGAAAGCACAACTCCAAAGATCTCTGATCCTGTTGTTGCAAGATACATGGATGCTATTGCACGCACCGTTAAGAAATAATTTTTATAAATACTTAAAGCCCAAAATATTTAATAACCAAGGGAGACTCACAAATGTACTTAAATGAAGAAATTCAAAAAAAATGGGGCCCAATCCTTGAGCATCCAGATCTAGCTAAGATTACGGATCCTCACAAGCGTATGGTCACCGCTACAGTATTGGAAAATACTGAGCGTGCTTTGCGCGAGGCCTCGGGTATTGCCCATGGCAGCCAGCGTCTGTTTGAAGCAGGTCAGCCAGTCAATGCAATGCAAGGTTCATCCTCTACCGCTTCTGACGGTGCTATCGATATTTTCGATCCAGTATTGATTTCGCTGGTTCGCCGTGCAATGCCAAATCTTATCGCTTATGATCTGTTGGGTGTTCAGCCTATGACAGGTCCTACCGGTTTGATTTTTGCAATGCGTGCTCGTTACAGCAACCAAGCTGGTACAGAGACATTCTACAACGAAGTTAACACAGGCTTCTCTGCAACACAGTCTGGCGCTAACACACAAGGCAATCAGCACAAAGGTACAGTTCCTTCCAACGGTTGGGATAACACATACAACTACGCAGCTGGAATGACCACAACTAAAGCTGAGTACCTCGGTTCTAACTCTTCACTAGTTTTCCCGGAAATGGCCTTCTCAATTGAGAAAGT